CCAAGGAAGCCTCCTCCAATCGGTGCCGCAAGAATTGCAAAAGCAACCAAAGCAACGCCAGCCAAAATCTTTCCTGTGCCACCGCCAGCACCAGCCAGCACGGGCGTGATGCTGATTTCTTCGCTTTGACCTGTTGGGTTGTGGATTTCGTCTAATTCTTCAATCGCTGATTTGCCAACCTGAACGATATAACCAACGCCGCGTTCTGCTGCAGTAACTAACGCTTGCTGAAAACCTTCAAAGTTCGCGCACAACGCCCGGATCGCTTCTGCCGGGGTATTTAAGTCAAAGTGATGAACACGGCCAAACTGTTTGCCTAGTTCACCGCGTAGCACCACTTTCTTCATAGCCGACTCCTGTGCCGCAGGATATGAGTGGTGTTCTTCCGATAATAGCCAGACCACAGGTCACGGCTAGAAAGCCGCCGCTCCAGGTGCTGCAGGATCAGGTCGTCACCGATATAGATCGCAACGTGGTTGGACACGGGCGAAACGATCTGCATCAGTAAGGCGTCACCGTATTGAGGTTCTGCGTCCTGCCCGACTGACACAAAGTCCTCGTTGGCAAAGTTTTCGACAAAGGTGTTCATGCCTTTGTGCCACCATTCGCCGTGCCGTTCATAGTCCGCAAGCTCTAAGCCCCATTCCTGCTTGTACCAGTCACGCGCTAGGGCGTAGCAATCAAGAGTGCCGTAGCACCATTCCCGCCCGATCAATGGCGGCTGCCAGCCTTCTGGCTCATAGCTCGCCCAAGTTGCTGTTGGCCACCCAACGATGTGCCAGGGCAGCCCTGATGCCTCCATTGCAGCCTTATCCGCCATGCTCGCCTTGGGCTTCATGTTCGGGTGACTGTGCACCACCGCCGTGATCGCGCCAGCGTCATCAGCAGCGGCGTAGTCAGCAGGCGACATCACAAAGCTCATTTCCTCTGTCGCTGTGTTCTGGCACGGCCAATAGCGTTCTTTGCCTTTGACGATGACCACCAAACCACAAGCTTCGCGGGGATATTCCTGTTCTGCGTGCGCTTCTGCCGCTGCCTTAGTTTCCGGCTTCATCCAATCAATCCTGCACTTGGGAACCCGCCATACGGAATTTCAGCATTTTCGCCAAAGCGCAGTTTGCAACTAGAGAGGCGATGCCCGCAAACATCCTGCGCCACGTTGGCAACTTCGTTGTCGTTGATGTCGTAATAGTCCGTGCCGGTGTAGCCGCAACCTTCGCCCTTGTACGTCCACGGGCAAATGTTTTGGATAATCTGGCGCCGGGGCAGCTTTACGCCAGCAACGTCGAAACTAGCGGCAAGCTCAAAGCTGACGACTGCACGGTTTTCCGCCACTTTGCGGTCAACGGTGTAGATCTCACGCGGGAACTCGGCAAACGGGTCAGCCGTTGCGTTGGTGCCACTGGTGAAGTTGGTGGCGTCTAGGTATTTCTTGAGCGTGCGGATCCGGGTGACGGTTGCACCGACCAGATCGTTGTACTCAAGCACCAGCGTGGTGCCCAGGCTTAGAACGTTGCTGATGCTGATGGTTGGACGTGGCAATGTCCCGCCGCCTTCATAACTAAAACCAGTTGCTTCAACTGGATACCGCTGATAAGTGTTGCCGTTCCAGACGATATTTCCGCTGATCTGTTCATTGACGCCAGCATGAAAGCGGTAGATCTGATCGACGCCGATGCTGCTTGCTGTGCCGTCTAGCTCAAATAATTCAATGACAGCACTGGGAGCCAGTTTGTTTAGCTCTTCGCCAACTGCGCTGACAGCCTCCCAGACAACAGTGCCATCCTCAACCTCAGCACCACGGACAACTGGCCACGGGTCAGGCTCAGTTGCTGCACTTGTGCCGGCAGTGGTACAGCGAAAAACTAAGCCCGAAGACTGAACGGAACTGGCGCGGCGGACATCGCCAACGCTGAAAGCCGTGCTAGCTGACCAAGCGGTGAATGCCATTACGGTTCAAATACCTGCTCAAAGGTGGCTGTGATTGTATTGATGTCTGCGTATTGATGTTCACG